GGTCAAACGGCCACTTCACGGCGGTGCATCTTTCAACCTGAAACCCTGCCGATTCCAGTATCTCCTGAACTCTCTTTTCACCGTCCCATCCGGTGTCGGAGTCAGAATGTTCTCTCGCAAGGCCAAGTCGCTCGGCCCATTTTAAAAACCCACCTTTCTTTGAGATCTGGTTGGCCAAATCTCCTTGTTCTGTATCTTTCAGATACTGATTGGTGGGCATAGTGCCTGTGTTGCGGTAGTTTTCCATGATCCGATCTGAGATCATGGCTTCGTTCCATTGCTTTCTTGTCATGGCACCTACCGGATACCATTTAAAACGATCAAAGACAAGAAATGATTTTAGAATGGAATGTCTGAATCGGTGGGATCTTCCTGGGCGTTGATCTCATCGATGCGCTTGGTCACCGCGGCGATCAACAGGATGTCCTCGGGGCTCTTTCCGGCGCTGACCTTAGCCTTTGGTAACCAGTGCTCACTCAGGCCTCGCACAGCGTCGTCGGTCAGCTCGGAGATCGGCACGCCCTTGAACTTGCCGACGTGTACCTTTACATCGGCGATCTTGACCGGCGCCGCGGTAGCCGGCACCACCGTCTTCACCTGGTCGTCATCCTTCGGCGGCCTGTCTTCCATCCGTACCCACAGGCCCGAGGGCTTCAAGGCCTCCCCGGTCTTGTGGGGCATGATGAGCTTAATGTTGCTGAACGTCTTGGTGCCGTCCTGGCTCTGCTCGTGGACGATCACCACGGTGGCCGGTCGGCCGATAAGACTGTCCAGGTCGAGGCTGGTGGTCTCCTCGGCGGTAAGGGCCCGACCGTGCCAGTCCTTGAGGAATTTGGTCAGGCCGGCCTTCTCGTGCAGGCTGGCGGTCATCGGCGCCGTCATGACCACCCAGGGCTGCACCGGGTTGCGTGTCTTGTCCAGGAGATCGAGCTCAAACGCGATCTTGAACTTCTGCTTGGTGCCGTACTCGGTCTCGTAGGCCTTAAGCGGTGTGATGTCGACGCACACCGCGCGGCCGGTGTACTCGGGGCACGGCGTGAAGGTGCCGCCTGTTTGTTTCGTTGATACTGTGATACCCATGTTGTTGCTGTGTTGTGTTGTTGTTGTTGTTTACTTGGAGGATTGCTTTTCAACCTCCGAAAGCTGTTTAGCCATTCTGTCATACTGCGACCAGTACTCAGGCCAGGCCGCCTTGATCTTCGCCAGATTCTCTGGGTCTGCCACGAGCGCCGCGGCGCCTAGTTTGCGAACGAATGACCCGCCGTATTCGATCATTGTGAAGGCTACATCGAAGTCTTTCATTGGATGATGAAGTCGAAGTTGATCTTCCAGTTGTCGCCGAGGCGGTTGTAGGTGTCGTTACGGATCTTCCAAGTGCGCGGATCGCGGGTTGTCTTCGTGTGACGGCAGCGGATACGGACATCGATGTCTTGGATGGCGACGTTCCTTAGCCGGTGGTCTTCCGGCAGTTCGTGCAGGTGTTTCATTTTAGTATCACTTTCATTTGACTCCCTCCGCAATCAGAGCGTGCTCAAGTATCAGCACCGCATCCGCCGTCTTGAGCGTGATGTGGAGTGAAGGCTGCCGTTGCTGCGCCAAGCCCTTCAGATGGCCCTTCCAGCGCGTTCCATGCGTCTTGCTGGTTCCTGCACCCAAAGTCTTCTGCCAGCGCTGTGGTGTCACCTCGATGCACCTGGTGTTCATGCTGGCGATGAGGCCATGTAGGAAGCCGACATTGCGACCGAATTGGAACATGGCGCTGCCGGGTGCTCCCTTGCCGCCTATGTATCCGCCCACCTTCTCGATGTAGCAGACATCCGACAGGGACAGGAAGTTGACCAGGACATCTCGGATGTCCCTGTCGGTCGTCGGCATGGGCTCCAGGGTGACCCGGTTGCCGGCAAAGTGCGCCAGGCCGCCGGACATCCCTGGGTCTATTGCGAGGATGCGCTTCACTTGGCGGCCTTCTTTAGCCAGGCCAAGATCGCATGGTCGGCCACCGCCTGGATCTTGAGGCCGTTGGCAAGGCAGTAGGCTCGCAGGGCTTTGTGGGTGGTTAGTGTCACGTTGATGGTCTTTGGTTTTGTCATTTGAGATTGCGTTGAACTTTGAGCCAGTAGGCCTGGGTTGCCGTCTTCTTCTTGTGTCCCTGGGGCCCTGCATTCCAGATCCGCGCCTGCTCCTCGGTGCTCTTGCCCTTGCCGTAGTGCTTCAGGTAAGCCTCGCACACCGCCCTGGCCTGCACCCGGTTGGTCATGTCCTGATGCCGGTAATGGCTGCCGGTGATCCGGTTGACATCCAGGACAACGGCCTTGTGGATCTGGAGGCATCCAATGGCCCGGCCTTGGTCACCGATGGCCAGGTCGTTATTGCTGCTTTCTACGATCATCAGGGCTGAGATTAAGCTGTTGAGGTTCATTGCTGTGCATTGCTGTGGTGTTGCTGTGGTTTGCGCGTTGGCCAGTCGCGCCCCTGGGGGTGGTATTGGCCCCACCCGGGGCTAAATTATTCCTCGTCGGTTCCGATGGTCTCAACCAACTGGCCGTTGATGATCGTCACACCGTGCTCGGCGAGCATTGCGAAGATAGCGAGGTTCTTCTCGGCCTGCTCGGCTTTGAGCTGCTTGATCTTGTTGATCTTGTCGCTGTTGGTCATGGTTTGAATTGGGTCTTACGAATGGCGGCTGGCGGTGATTTTACGGCTATAGACATCCATGAAACTGTTGCGGGAAGGGGTGAACCACATTGGGTCACAAGCCGCAGAGCGGCATTCCAGCACGCCTCTTCGGATCCTGGCCATGTTGCAGAGCGCATAATGCGTCGCGATGGAAGCGTAAAACCCGTTCCCGGTCATAGCCTCGGCATTGAGGGCACGAACCAATCGCGTCAGATGGTTCAAGAATTCCTCCTGTCCCATCCAGCCTGTGCCACCCGGCGGAACTCACGATTGGCTGAGTCCTGAAGATCAATGCTCAGGTGCTTGAGCGACTTTTGGAATTTGCCGAAGAGTAGCTCGAAGTGCTTGGGGCTTTTGATTTCCCGGGCCTGCTTCATCATCTTGATCGTCGTGTTCATGTTTTGCTTTGGTTTGCTGTTGTTGCCTTCGACGTGATCAAGATGGGCGATGCCCAGTCTTTCGTCTACAGAGAAAACTGTTTTTCTGTAGATTTTGAATAAAAGCCAATGTTTGCAGGGGTCAAACAGGGGTCAAATCCTTCGCAGGTCGACGTAACTAAGGCTCATAAATGTCTGAGCGTTGATCGTTGCGTCGAAGTAGGAGATGACCCTCTGGGTCTCTCGTTGCGAGTAGCTGTGGTAATTTTTCATACGGGTCGCAACCACCGCCGGAAACTCAGTCGGCTGGCCGTTTTCCGTATCCCAGTTGCCCGACGTGAAGCCGAACTTCCGGCACCAGGTTTGCAAGTTCTCGGGCGGCACAAAGAAATACTCGGTCGAGAAGCTGTCCTCACCTCGGAAGCACTGGACGCCCTGGCCGCTTAGAAGATCGTAGCCGGCTGCGTCGAGATACCAGGCATCGAGGTCGAAGTCGGGCTCGTAGCCTGTGCCAAAGAATCCAGGCAGGCCAGGGGCGAAGTTCTGGGTGCAAAGGCAGATCGACTCGGTCCAAGAATCGAGGCGCCATTGCAGCAGGTTCCACAACCAGGCGCTCTTCGGGATCTTGTGGAAGAATGGGCCGCAGCCTGGGCCGCCGTTTAAAAGGCCTTTTGCAAAATACGGTATCGCGAAAATGTAGGTGTTACTTTCCCAGTCAAACTTGATCGATGTTAAATAATCGGCGTTTGCATTGACCGGCGAACTCATTGAAAGCGGAACTGTCGAAGCAAACCGGGCATTTCGTTGATCTCGGAAGACATCGTCGATGGCCACCTGAACCAGGGTGACGAATGAGGAATTTGGCCCGTCGGGCTTGATGGCGAACTTCGGCGTTTTGTTTGGACTGCCTAGAATCCTAACCGAGGCATCCACACCGTTGGGCCCTCCCCATTTGTTGACCCAGAAGTCGGCCTCGTAGCCACCGTTTGATTGATAGTCAGGGTCGCCATAGGTGGCTCGCATCAGCTCATTGTCGTAGTTGCCGGAGCTGAATCCCCAAGGCCCTCCTGGTGGGATGTAGGCCGCATTGATGGCCCCTTGCAACATTGTCGTAGAGGTTGGAATCGAGTCCCCAATCTTGGTTGGGAACATATTCTGCCACGGTATCCCAGGAGATGTTGCTCCCGCATTTCTTGATGGAGCGATTAGGACCGTCTTGGTTTTTGAGTCGAAATAGAAGTTGGTCCATGCACCGACGCCATAGCCAGGAGTGCGGCTCTTGACGTAAAGCATTGTGGACAGTGCGTATTCCTCGTAATCAATTAGCAGATTGCCGTCGATGCCTATCGGGCTTCCTACGCTACAGGCCAGCCCCTGGGGTGTCAGCCTAAGCAGCCCGACCCGGTCCTCGGTGATGTCGGTGGCGTCGGTGTAGACGCTAAGGAATCCAGCCTCAACAGCCAGCCGAAGGCGCACGTCGATGACCTTGTCGAAGATCGTTGCCTCGTTGCCGGCAGACCAGAATGAGTCAAAGTTGTTGGATGGAGGGTAGACCGTCGAAATAGTTATGGGTGTCGTGCTAATCTCCCAGACTGGACTCTCTCCGTTGTTGAAGATGTTGCAGTCGATGGGTGTGATTTGGAAGTAACCGCGGCGGCTGGTCAGGGTGATGCTCGTCAAGTTTTTGACCACGGTGATTCCGATGTCCTGCAGCCGTTGGAGTAAGCTCCCAACACCCGGGAAGTTGACTTCGCTGTCCTCATAGGTCGGATTTATCGCATCTGGGTCGATGGTGTATCTGACTTGTGCGCGTCCCCAGGTAAACACCAGGTCGCCGAGCTGCTGCCGGTGGTCGCCGGGGTCGGCGTAGGTCTGTGGGTACACCTGCCGGATATCGTGCTGCACCGTCGGATCGATCTGGGCGCCCATCGTGTGCAGCCAGTCGAACATGATGAACGGGTTGGCTACGTTGTTGGCCTGGGCCGACCGTTCCAGCGCCAGGAACGGCGAGGTGTTGGGTATCTGCCAGCTCGGCGGTCCCTCGGCGAAATAAGGCACGTCGCCTGGGAAGTACGGGAAGAAATGGTAACAGAAGCCACCGTTAGGCCAGCGCGTGGCCCAGGTGCCGTCCTGTCGGCGTCGGAAGGCTCGGACCTGCCCTGGGCCTACGAACTGCCTGTCGGCGTTGCCATCGGGTAGCTGTAGCAACACCTGCACGGTGGTGGTGCCGCAGTTGTGCACCCTCCAGCAGTCGTAACGCTGGTAGGTGTTGAGGATACGAAAGACGGTCAGGCCCTCGATGGCGATCTCGGCGACAGCCAGCTTGTGCTTGTGGATCCGACCAGGAGGCAGTGTCGGGTCGGATGGGCCGAGGCTGCCGCGGACATAGGACGTCATTCCTGAGCCGTCCTGGGGATCCCAGCCCAGATGCACGTCGTACTGGATGCCTGCTACCTCACGGCGTAACAGCTCAAAGCTGTAGTGAATTGATCCGACGTCGCAGGTAAACGTATCTCCTACGGTGCTGTGATGGTCGACGTAGACCTGGCCGCCGGCTGTGTCCAGGTACTTGTTCTCGAGCTTTGACAGGGCGATCTTGGCTGCCTGTTGGCTGTGCTCGTCGCGGTAGTAGCCGATTCCAGGAATGGACGGGTTAGGCACTCCTCCGTCGTCATACAGGCGCATGGCCGTCTGCGGATCGTTCCGGTAGACATACCACACACCGTAAGGGAACGGCGCCGTCCATCTATCAAACGGCTGGAATCTCGATTGCGCCCAGAGCGGACCCATCTCATTCAACGCTGCCCGACATTTCGCGTCGAACCGGCTGTACAGGACGTTCAGGTTGTAGGCCGTGAACATCTTGTCTTTCCTGTCGGTAGCGTAGGGCATGGGTCAGTAGAACCAAGACTCCTCGGAGGTCTGCACCGTTGTCGACATCACCGGGGTCTTTAGAGTCGTGCCGTTGGCGTTCTGCTCGACCCGTTGGCCAGGCCCGGCGATGAGCTGGACCCGTCGAACGGCCTCGATGAGCTGGTTAATGGCCCGGGCATGGTCTGCCTTAAGGCCGGTCTCGGCCAGTTTGGAGGGCAGTTGGATGGCCATGGCTGGTTAGATCTCGCAGAACTGGGCAAAGATCTTGACGGGGCTGTTGGAGGCCTTGACGTACATGGTGGCGTCGACCCAGGGCAACAAGGCAAACTGCCCGGCCGGTATTTGGAACGAGTAGGGTGAGGAAGGCCCGATGGACACCGGGTTGACCAAGTCCAGGTTGACCACCAGGAGGCGGTAGGGCGTACCCAGGTCAGCGGTGAGGTCTAGAGTCTCGTCGCTTGTACCGACCACCTGGGTCTGCTGCCCCATGTCGGTGCCGGTCATGTTTGCTATCGCACTGTAAGACAGTGAGTTGATCACAGCGCCGCCCTTGCTGGCGTACAGCCGGGCTGACATCTCGACTTCGTTGGCCATAGGGTTGGTGGTTTAAACTTCGCAGAACGTGGCCTGTACGGTCACCGATGAGGTGTTGGCCAGGAGATAGAGCGTGGCGCTGACATAGGGCATCAGCAGCGTCTCGCCGGCCGGGATTCGCATCGTGTAGGTGCCGGATACGAATCCCATCTCGACATAGTTGGTAGTGTCCAGATTCGAGATCAGGAGTTTGTAGGGGCTGGTCACGTCGACCGGGACATCGAGGGCCTCGACCGTCAGGCCGATGACCTGAGTCTGGCTGCCCATGTCGGTGCCGACCATCGTGCTGCTCTTGGTGTAGGTGACCGAGGGTAGGAAAGCGCCGTTTTTGGAGGCGTACAACCGGGCCGTTAATTGGATTTCGTCTGCCATAGTGTTAGTGAGTAGATGTTAGAAGAACGGATAGATTAGTGTGTCGTAAGGTGCGAAAGTCCATGCGATGACCTGCTCAACCTGGTTGGTTTTGGTTATCAGGCTGGTCGAGTAGTTTGTCTGCTTCCAGCCCCAGACTGTGCCGTAGGGGGCTAATATTTGCCCCGTGGCTGGATCGGTCGGAACTCTAGGAAGCATTCTCGTCACTGCAAATGGCAGGTTCCAATTTACAGCAAACGATTCGGGCGTGTAGACAGGCGGGATTCCGTTGGGAACTTGAGGCAGGCCTAGGTTGCCGGAGAAAGTGGCTATTCTGGTCAGACTCACTCGAGCAATCGGGAAAGTGTCCTGGCCGCGGTAGAGCATCTGCCAGACTTTGTTGGCCATCGGGAAGGTGGTTGCGTTGCCCAAGTTGGTCTCGCTCTGCGATAGAAGCTCACCGTTCTTTGCTGCGGTCTCGATGACCGTCTTGTAGAGGTTTGGATTACCCGTGCTGTTGGCCTCCCGGTCGACCGCCGGTAGAGCAAACACCGAGACATCGAGGTAGTCGGTGCGGAACTCGTAGCGGATGTCTGCTATTTCTCCAGGCTGCGGTGCCGACTGGTCTTGGATTGGTGTACCTGGGTCGAAGGAATTTCCTCCGATGGTGACGGTCGCTTCGGAATAAGGACCGTCCTCGCGGATGCTGTATTTGGCGCCCAGGGCCACCCATTGGGCCGATGCGATGCGGAGGGTGTCCTTGTCTCCGCGGAAAACTAACTGCACCACCCGGCCGCTGCCGTTGTTGTCGTAGGCGCGGCTGACCTCGATGTACTCGAAGTTATTTGGGTTTGGTAATCCTTGAAGCGTTGCCATGTTATTCGACAGCCTGAGCTGTTCTGCCAGTGTTTACTCGGATCGCACGGGTCTCGTTGGTCTGGATCTTGATTTGACCCACCAGGGTGTTAACCCATCCAGGAGGCGCTTCCGTTGAGAACATTGAGGTCTCGCGTTTTACCCTGCTGTCTATCGTGCCGATGGTACCGCGCGGCATTGTCGATGCATCTAAACCTCCACCAACACCTTCAGATGGCCTCAGCGCTCCTCCAAAGCCGGTTCTATAAAGTTCATTGTTTTTTCTATACTTTGTAAAAAGCTCGTTGGAAGCCTCTTGTGTATTTATGATTTCTTTAAAATCGCTTTCAAGTTGATCTCCAAGGTATGTGACTAAAGGTGTTGCTGCAACAGTACCACGTCTTTGTATCTCATCCATTCGGTCTGCTAATTTTCCAACCTGATCAATTTGTTCTTTAGAAATTACGTCGATTGGCCCCATCTCTTTTATCTTAGCCATTGCTCCGGCTGCCTTGAAGGCTTTCTCGCCTAGGATGGCTATCATGGCTGCCTGTGTCTGGGCGCTGCTGCCTGCATCCTTGTGCGCTTGGCCCATCCTAGAAATAAGATCGATGTTTGAAATGCTCGCATCGTTAAGTTCAGCGACTGAAAAGCCTAGTGTCTTGAAGTATTCCCGGGCTTTGCCTCCCTCCTCAATAGCCTTAAGGCGCTCCTGGCCGACCGCTGTGATCGACTTAGCCATGGCCTCGAAGGAAACACCTGTCTGGCCTGCCAGCACTTGAAGGCGCTGCACGTCGTCGGTGCTGATGTTGAGCTGCTCGGACAGGTCGCCGATGGCGTCGACTGTCTGAATCACCTTGGAGACAAATGCGCCGATGGCAGCAACAGATAGCGCCGCACCGAGCTGAGATCCTACCGATTGCCGGAACTTGTCGGTCGTGCTCGAAGCCTTTTTTAAGCCGCTTTCGTAGGCCGAACCGTCGAGGCCGAGCTTTGCGATGAGTGAGAAAATGGCCATTTGTTAGTTCCTTACCGTCTCGCGTTCTTGACCCAGGCGCCAGAGCGCATCGTTCTTATCGTTCCACAGCTCGACCTGACCGTGCATTTCGGCATTGGTGAGGAAGAACCTTTCGGCATCGGTCACCGGCATATTGAGCACCGTCTCCTCGGTAAATCCAATGTCGACTAGGCCAACCAGCAGCCTTTCGGGCCAGGGCATGGCCGCCTCCCTGGATCCTGCACCCGGCTGCCGTAGAACTTCTGGGCAGTCGGATTTGTCTCCAATCCACTCCTGGAGGATTTGGCATTCCTTGACCAGGTCAGACTTGCTGACCTTTTTGCGCATCAGCCGGAGCGGCACCCACCGGAACACCGAGGCCATGGTCTTGATCGACTCCTCGGCGGATTGGCTGCACACGACGACAGCCTCGACCAGGTCGTTGGCACTGGCCCGGCCTCCGGTGACAAATGGCGATCCCAGACGATGCAGCAGGATGGCGTGGCCGACAGTAAAGGGCACCATGCGGAGCCCGATCACCATCGGACAGGCCTTGGCTGTTGCGCTTAGGATGGCGGCCAGGCTGCTCACACGTTCAGGGCGACAGCGGCAGCGGTGGTCAGGTTCTTGTACTTCTTTACGGTGATCGAGACCATGGCCTTGCCGCTCTGGGTCATTTTAACCGAGCCACCGCCGGCATAGATGAACCGGCCGGTGTTTAAGACGTCGGCTGTGCCCATCATCTTAATCACTGGAGCGCCGGTGATTGAAACCGTTCCGTTGACCGGAGCCAGTGAACAGAAGGCCAGGGCAGCGGCTGCATTGGCTCCAGATGGGATCAGATTCAGGTTGAGCGTCACCCGCTCATTGTAGCCGATGTGACCGACCACTTCTCCACCGCTGTTGCGAACCTCCTCGGTGTCGGCTTCGTGAGTCAGGTCGTAACTCTCAATCGACGCCAGGGCCGTGAATATAGGTGTCGAGTTATCGGTGTCTAACATGGTCACCGAAGCCGGTGAACCGAATTGGTATGCGAATCCTTGTGAATTAGCCATGCGTGTGGGTGGTTAGGTGGTTGCGGAACAGTAGAGGGTGAATGTCCTGGTGAACGTCCTGGACCGATTAGAGATTGAGGATGCACCAAAGTCCAGAGGGGCGGCGAATTGCGCCGTAAATGGGCCGCTGGCGTCGTTTGCTGCGGCATCTAGGGCAGAGGCCCCGGTGTCGTCGAAGAGCGGCAGGATCCGATTGTCGAGCACCTGGACGGTGGTCAGCACAGCAGCCTCGTCGGTGTCGTCGGCAGATAGCTGTAGCTCGACGGCGATCTCGATCTCACAGGTCAGATCGGTGCGCTGCATTGGCCTGGCTGAGTTGGTCGAGACTACCAGGCGCGGGAAGTTGGGCATGACGTCCTGGTCGTCGGGGTCGTCGTAGAGGCCGCGGCTGTAGGACGTGAGGCAGGTGGGTGTGCCGGCGCCGGAGGCCGACCAGTTGGCGGCCGCCAGGTAGTCAGCGACTGCAAGCTCTGCTCTTAGGGCTACGGCGTTCATTTGATTGAGATTCCGTTGTCTTCGAGAACCTTACCGTTAGCCAGGAGGGCCTCGGTCATATGGTTGACCATCTCCGCCGTCTCGTCGTCGAAGGCCTTCTGCATGGCCTGGTTATAGATTTGCGAAACCCGGTTGTATTGATTGTCGGCCACACCGGCGGTCATCACCACCGAGGCTGTCGGATTGAATCCTGGGACCGCCTGGATGCCTCGGGCCTTGGTGCCCTTGTGCGTGGCGACGTTCTCCTGGGGCAGGCCGTACTGGTTGGCCATCGATAGCAGGGCGGCGTTGGTCCTCTTCGGCGCCTTGTAGCCGGGAGGCTTCGACAGCGGTTTCCACTTGGCGCTCTGAAACTGGCTGAAGCCCTTGTTGTACACTCGGATCATCTTCACCACACCGCTTCTGAGGTAGCCGACGGACCCGATGGCCTTCCGCATCAGGGCCGAGGCTGCTGCCTTCATCTCTTCGCCATAGAGGCCGCGGCGACCGCCCTTAGCTTCCTTCGACTGAGCGATGAGATGCACCCGGCGAAGGATGCGGGATTTACCGACGCGCTTGCCGGTCTTCTTGCTCTTGCGGTTGATGTCACCGACAGGCGTCCCCAGGTAGTCGGCGATCCTGCGGCGCTCCTGGCCCGGGCTCTTGGGCGGCACCAAAACGAACAGCCGGACCATCAGGTAGAAGAACCGGCTGTTGATGGCCTTGTGAAGATCTCGGGACGTGCTCAACAGATACTGCTTCATGGCAGCATCGAAGTTGCTCGAGTCGACCGTCATGTTGACGACAGGCCTCACTTGGTCTTCGCCCCCAGCTCGAGGTTGTAGTAGGCGCCGGAGGCATCCACACGGCAGGACAGGATGCGGAGGGTGCGGCCTTGATAGACCAGAGTCCTACCGACCACCGGCCGAGGCTTGCAGAAGGTTAGGGCGATACGGTCGCTGTTCTCCTGGAGGATAAACAAGCCGTCCTCCTTGAGTAGCCGGGAAAAGGTCGTGCCCTGGTCGAGCGTGTAGAGCGTCGAGTCCATCGAGACCAGGGTGCTGTCGCAGGTCTTCCAGTCGCTAAACATGACCAGGATCCTCGAGGTCGCGTTGTCCTGGAACCCACCAGAGATGGGCACGTTGGCATCGTTGACCGCTGCCGGGATGCACCGGATCGACGAGCCTTCCCAGATGAACATAGGCGCCCCCAGCATCTGCTGGAGCACCGTCATGCCCTGCTGGAGACTGGATCCGATGGTCGTCATCAGGCGGTAAAGTAAGTGCCGGAGACTATCAGCCGGCTAGTGGCCTGGAGATGGCCGGCTAGGCTATCGGCAGCTCCTGTCTCGAAATGCGACAGCTCGAGGTAGCTGGTGCCGGCGATTAGCCTGGCGATGATGGCGGTCTTGGCTTGGTTGGTGGCATTGGTCAGCCACACCGCGGCGGCGGCCTCGTAGGTGACGGGGTCGGGCAGCGACAGCCGGAGGTTGCCCGTGGCGGATCCAGTCACCGAGTTGACGGTGACGTCCGCGGTAAATGTGGTCACGCATCCGATGGTGGTGTGCCGCGCGGTGTTGGTGGTGATGGCGAAGGTGCGACCACCGCCCGAGTCGATGAGGGTCGGCACCCAGGTCGTAGGTGTGACCAACGGCAGGGCGGCATACAGCTCGGTGAAGTTGTCGTTTATCTTCTCGCCGGCGCCGCGGAGGGTGTCCCCGGTGTTGTCGTTGGCGATGGTGCCGATGTTGATCGTTTGCTGGGCCATAGTTTTATTTCTTGGGTAGGACGTACCAGCCGGCCGGGAGGGTTACCCGGGATGGCCCGACCAGCTTCTTGTCGGCATCGAAAGCATAGACGCTGGCCTTTACCGGCTGTGCCAGCATTACCGGATCACCGGAAGGGACCAGGACCACCTTGGTCATCTGGCAGCCCAGGCAGATTGGCAACACGGCCATCCAGATCGCTCTTGAGGGCATCGGGAGCTTTGCCATGTTGCACATCGGTAGGTGGTGTTTCGCGGAACCAGTCGAGCAGAGCCTTGAGGATCTGGTAGATCCAGTTCACGGTTTAGGAGCTTCGGCTTCCCTGGCATCCTTGGCCCAGATCAGGCCGATACCAGCAGTGACCGCGGCGATAGTGGTAGTCAGGTCGAGGTTGGTTGTCGGGTCACCGTCGAACAGGGCCTTGAGAGCCCCGCCAACAGCGACGAGGATTGCACCTACACCAGCGAGAGTTGTTTTCGTGTTTTTCATTTAGAGCGGAATAATCGAAACGCTGCGTAACAGGCGCAGGCTAAGCCAATGAGCGCGGTGATAAGGCGAACCCAGTCGGTGAGGGCTGGGATAAACGAAACAGCGGTGGCACCTGCCGCTGCTGCTAGGCTGAGTCCAGGGCTGGTGCTGCTGTTCGTTGGTTCCATTACTCGGATTTAGGCTGTGCGGCTGCGACTATGAGGTCAACAAGCGGAAGGGCTGCACGGGCGTTAGCAACGCCACCAGCCTTAACCGCGATGTCGATGAGTTGGAGGAGGCTATTCACCTGCTCGGTGCTGAGTTCGATCTTGATCATGCGGCGGAAGTATCGGCAACCACCACAGGCTCCGCAACCTTAACCGGAGGCGGCACCGGCACCCACGGCAACGGCGGAGCAATCACCGGCGGATTGATCTGGTCGGCGATTTGTTTTGAGACGTTTGCCTCGATGGCCGCTTGATCGACTCCATTGGCGTAGCACCAACCAAGCACCTGTTCCTGCGTCAGGTCAGGATATGGCGTCAAGTCACCAGACGGCGGAGCGAACGACGTGGAGCCGTAGCAGGTGCCGCTGTATTGATCCTGAGTGCCGTTGCAACGCCAGTCGGCGGTAATCACGACATCGGTGAGGGAGCCTTCGGTCGGCTTAACGAGAAGGCGTTCGATGATCCAAGAGAAGGTAGGCATAGTCGTTTAAATTAGGCGGCTGCGATTGTAGTGATGGTGCCAGAGCTTCCACGGAACTTCAGCGCACCGGACTCGACGTAGAGTTGACCGCCAGTCACGTTAGCCGTGGGAGCGGTTCCATTGGCAATCTGGATGGTCTTGGCAGCGGTGGTTCCGGCAGCGGTCAGACCGACAAGTAAGTTGCCCAGAGCATCGAGGGTCATGTTTTGCGAAGCAACATTGCTCAAGACCGTCCAAAACTGCAGCACACCATTGTTTGTGACTGCGCTTGTATCCGTGGATCGGATTCTTGCTCGAACATTGTCAGCAACACCTAGGAAGTCTAAGTCGATGTTTAGCGGTGAAACAACAGATCCAGCGGCCAATGCAGTTGTAACCGCGAGCTGCGCTCCGCCAGTGGTTCTTCCTGATGATAGCTTGTAGCCAGTGCTTGGTGCCTGACCCACGCCCAACCCCGTAGAGTTGAGGGTCATGGCGGTGGAGCCGCCAACGGACCATGTGGAGATGCCGGTAGCGTCGATTACATAGCGAGAATTTGCTCCACCAGTGCCAAAATATAAGGCACCTGAAAGCATCGACAGATAGGCTTGATTTGTCCCATCGCTAAATTGCAGCGTAATGTCTCGCCCAGCCGCTTGAGAGCGGAATGTCGCAGCAACATTGCTTATCGCAGTAGTTCCAGTACCAAGAGTCTCAGCGTGAATAGGCGCTGTAGGAGTGGCTTGATTGATTCCAATACCAGTACTCGTAACCGCCAGCTTATTTGTCCGCACCGTCAGATCGCCGGTGATGGTGGCGGAGGCGAGGGTGGCGGTGCCGGATGCTCCGAGGATGTTGTTTACGCTGATCTTCTTGGTGGTGCCACTTGCCGCCATCGTCGTGTCAGAGACATCGACTATTGGAAACACATCGTTGACTGGATCGGCAGCCGTTAAGGCTGTTAAGGCTGTAATCTTTGAATCTGCCATAGGTCAGTTGGATTGGATTGCGAGTTTAAAGAGGTCTTCCTGTTGCAGAAAACCAGCGTCTTCTCGCAACAGAGAATCG